CGCCCATGCTTTGCATGGACTACCGTATCTGTTATCTATGTACTTCAAGCCCCACATAATCTGTTGCTCTGGTGTTGCTGTCTTTAGATAGATAGATCGTCCTTGTGGTATTCCATAGTGTGAGCCATTAACAGCATCATGTCTCCAGGCTGATTCTTTTCCATAGAGTTTACTTAAACAACTCATCTGGGTTTTATCATCTACTAATACAGCTGCATACTCTTTGATAGTTAATTGTTTTACCACATCAGGTGAACCTGCGTAAGCAGGTGTAAACAGAGTTATCCCAATAGCGACTAGCACCGAGCGACCTACCCGCCTCAGCGGGTCGCTCTGAACCCTTGATGGGTTCTGCGAATCTAGCGTACCAGCGCTGTCAAATCCATTTGTAAAAGCCCTGCTCAGAGCGGTGTTTCGTTTCATTGATGACCCCAACCTGTTCCTTTGAAGGAGATGCCAAAGCTGCTATAGACCCGGCGCATAGCCTCACCACAGCAGTTTGGATCTGCCTCTTCGTGTATTGATTTCTCTAGTTCCATGCTTATTTGGCATTTGACGCATTTGTATTCATAGATTGGCATGATAGACAGATCCTTTCCTGAAATGTATAGGCTCCGCAGCTTGTACATCTTGTTATCTCACTTGTTGGCAATAAGTCAGCCAAAATGGGCATAATGTCCTTGACTTTAACAAATGCCAGGTATTCGCCCACATCCTCGCCTTGTCCGTTGCATCGCATGATTACCATTGGCAGTTTGCCATTAGAGTTAGCATCTGCTTGCTTGATCCAGGCTAAAGGCTGAAAGTCAGCCCTAGCCTTGACCTCTATGGAGATAGTAGGCACATTGAGGATGTCCTCGCCTTGCCTACCAGCCCCAGCAGTATCTGCATACGGAAACCATGTTTTGAGATACTCGGCTATGACCTTTTGAGTCCTGTAGCCTCGATGCTTACGATGATTTGTCATAAATGGTGTTTATTCTCGCATCTATTACAGAAGAATAAAACAGCACCATCATGGATACGATCATATTCATTGACTTGTGTAAACGAATCACAGTCTGAGCAGTTTTCTACGCCTGCATACCCGCTAAAGCTGTATACATGGCGATCTATTGGCGAACGATAAATCTCGTTAAACTCAGCCATTGATCGAGTGACATTTCTTGCAAGTCCAGGTCGCATTGACTGGAGTATCAGCGTTTTCAACCTTAGCCAAATGAGCAATAACTACTTCCTCATTACATAACTGGCATCTAATAGTCATAGACATAAGGTTCATCCATTGCCCGTTCACTTTTACTTCTACAAATCCCATCACACACTCCTTAAAGGTTGTCGTTCCCACTTGCCTGATGATGCAAGGGTGTACCAAACTGTTGAGCACTTGGCTTCTCCGATTCGATTTGCATAAGTGCAAAAGAAACCGCCCCAACCGCGTCCGTTCTTTTCGCCCTCTTTCCATGCCATGTCACCGTGCACACAACTTTCGGTGTTAGTGCCACCCAATACATCTTGAACATTGGCAATCGCTTCAGCTGCGCTAATTGCTGCTGGTTGCTTTGGATCTCCATAGATTGGCTCTGTCGTCCAAGGGTCAGCAGCTAATGCTTCTTCTTTGGTTTTGAAACTAGGCACTTCTTTAGCCTTAGCGATGTCCTTTGCTGATAGGCGTTCAACCTTGCTCATTTCTTCTCTAGAAGGTCTCTTACCTTTAGCTGCGTAACCTCCATTTGCAAGCGCCCGACCGATCGCGCTAGTCTCGCAATTTTCCAGCGCTGAAGTGGAATTAACGCCGCGATCAGTAACCTTCTCCTCAGCGTATCCGGTGGAAAACGCAACGCTATCTGCAAAAGTTCTATAAAGGTATGCTTTAACAATGAATCTATCATTTTGAAAACTCTCCAGTTCTGTGCTTATCCGAAAGTCTGGGAAGTCCTTAATAAACTTCTCTAGACGGGTTTCGACTGTCTCGTAATCTGCCAAATTAAACACTTGGTAACTCCTCTTGTTTCATTAGGTAATCGGTTTGTTCCGGTAATGACCAAACAGTACCGTCTGCCCATGTCTGAACATCGATGGCGCATGAATTGCAATAGTGTCGGCGTGTGCCTTGACTGCGTGGATGATTGCTTATGACTGTGTAACTTGCTGGCTTTTGACCTAAAAGATTATTAGCGCCAAAACGGACTTTGCAGTAATCACACCAAACTCCTGGGGCTGATTTAATAACTGTCAAGGTCAGCCCAGTCAGTTGATGCAATTTGTCCAGCGAGCGCAATGTATGCTGCGCCGTCTTTGTAACTGTCTTGGTGGAGGCTTGTCTCTTGTATGCGTGAGATTTTGACAAGTGCCATACAGATTGCGACTTCGTGAGGCTCGATGTTGCGTTCAAGATAGGCTGACCAGAGTTTGGCAATTCGAAGGTGATTGAGAGCTGCCAAGCCGTAATCTTTACCTCGGTCTTGGATGAGATCTTTTGCTTCGTCAAGGATGTCATTAGCGCGCATTTTCAACCTGGCGTTGGTAATTCTTAGCAACGATTAATCCTTCTCGTTTGCCTTCTTCAAAGCCTTTGCCCCAGCCCATGATGAACCATAGGACATTAGCAGCTAGTAATAACAAGATTACTGGTACTTGCAGATCCATTTGTTTTGCTCCCGTTCTTGTAAGCATTGTTGCTTACTGGATTACGGTCTCACATTTATCCGACAATTACACGCCCATTTACATAACGAAACGGTAACGATTTAGCCCCAGCGTTTACCTTGATAAATGAAAGATCCATCCTTGGGATCGATTGGGATAAGCTCAGGTGTAAAGCGCTTGCCGTGAAGTGTGCCTACCACAAAACCCATTTGCCAGTTGGCATACCCCTTGGTATAACCCATACCAGGACTGGAAAGGTCTACTAGATTGCCAACCTCAACACCCCACACAATACGCCCGTATCGCCCTCCAGAGGCTTCTGAGTGCGCAGATAAACCCAGTCTGTGCGTGTGTCCCGACACGATTGATTTGCCCATGCGCATTGCGCCATTGAGCGCGGTTTGCCCTGGCTTGTTTGATAGTGGAAAAGCATCTCCGTGGCAAGTGTGCCAGCCAGGAGCAAAGTCAAAGCCGTTTGGATGGTACTTAATACCAGCCTTGTCATAGCCCATAAACTTGTCATAGCGCAGCTCTGGCAGGTTCATAAATGCGGGTAATCTGCGAGATAGTGACTTGTAAACACGCGCTCCATGATTGGAGCCAACTACATCAGTAACACCAAGGTATTCGAGAATTTCTAAAGTAAGTTTACGATCCTCATCGATGTTACCTTCGACCTCTTGCCATGGTTGAGCGAATCCACCAAGCTGAGGTAGATCAATCTCGTCACCAATGCAGATTGTTTGGTGAGGCTTGTAAGCCCTTAAAAACTTGCCTAGATTCTTGACTGCTGCTTCATGAAAGAACGGTGCCTGGATGTCTGAAATCCAAGCAATTCGTTTTACTGTCATTAGTCCTCATCGTCATCATCATAGTCCCCAAACTTTTCAGGGTCGATTGGATCAGGCAAGATCCAGCCAGGATAGGCTTGAGGTTCAGTAATCATGAACATCGCAATGTCCTCAGCAAAACCTGCTCGCTTTAAGCTGCAAAAATACTCATAAAGCCCAATGCAATAAGCATCAAGCTTTGAGTAACCTTGCTCCTCTAGCGCCTTAGTTGCTTTTCTTGCCATGTGGATAAGTGTCCCTTACTTCTTGAGAAGTTCCATCATCTGTTCCTGGCGTGTCTCTATTCTTGCCAATCGGTCTGCGAGAGATGATCCACCATTAGGCGTAAGAGTCCAAAGCCAACCGCGAACCAGGTAACGCAAACCGCCAATAAACACAGCAAGCGTCGAAACAATGGCAAGGACGAACCCAGCCCAATCATTAGCTGTCACTTCTTTTTGCGATCAACTTCATCGATAGCAGCTTCAACTGCATCTGCCACGATGTTGCCTACTGACTTCTTTGCGCGGTAAGCCTTTAGAGCTGCACGAATCGCAGGGATTGATGCAAGTGCCAAAGCACCGATAATTAGTTCAGTCATTTATTTGCCTCCTAGCATGGGGATTTGGAAAAACTCAGCTGCTTCATCAGCTGCTTTGGTAAACGAAACATGGCAATGAGCGTTGTGCTTATTAATCCCATCATAAGGACGCCAAGCCCAATTTCTTTTATGGGATGCGATCTTGCCTGCGAAGATGATGTAACTGATTCTCTTTGGGTGCTTCTTGCCATAGAGACGAATCTGATCAGCAAGGTCTGGCATAAGATCCGGCTTTCCGGATTTACCTGAGAGGTCACGATCGATGTCAATGGCACGAACCCAACCCTGTTCATCAGGATTATGATCTGACTTGCGCGCAGCGTGTCGGGTATCACCGATCCAACCATCGCTAGTTCTATCTCGATCTGGGAAGGCATCATCGATCTGCTCACGCAGCTGAACCGCCGACTTACTTAGTCTTGGCTTCATCTGTGACAATCGGTGTGGATTGTTCCGCTTCTGGATTCAGATAGCGTTGATAGTCGGCATTTGTAGGATCGTTTGGAATCGTTGAAATAATGCCGTTGTTATCCATCAAAACATATCCATCGTCTTGCAAAGTGTAAATAATCATTTTACAATTCTCCGTTCGCAACATAATGAAATACAAAGCCACCTTGTGCGGCTGTAATAAGTCCACCCGATGAGTTCTGAACAGTAAATTGGCTATCAGCAATCAAGTTCGTGGAACCACTTCCAGCGGCTAAATCCGTACCTGCGCCATCTGATACGCGCCCAGTTTGACTTGTGGTAAAAGAATAAATAGTCAAAGTTGGTGAAGTTCGCATAACAACAGGCAATTTCACGGTTACTAGATAATTTGTGCTCGCTGCGGTTGCAGTTGTTGAAGCAAAAACTAATCCGTTTGCTGTGCCGTTTGTTGCTGGCGCAGTTCCTTGTGCGTAAGACTTTTGGAAGTAACGCTGACAAGCGGCTAATTCTCCTTGGATTGTTCCTGTTGCTGTTTGAAATGGTGTGGCGGTTGATCCGGCTTCAATCTGAAAACCCCATACATCTAAAGTGTTTGCTGTGTTTGATGGCCCATCAACCAAGATAGCAAGATAAGAGCTAGTGCCAATTGTTTTGCCTGAAACACTAGGAACTGCAACGCTAACTGTAAAGCGTTGCCATGATGTTGTCAAAGCGTGTGTTGCACCAGTTGAGGTAATTACTTCGCTTGATCCACCAGAACCAAAGTTTTGCACAAAGCGACTAGTGTAATTACGGCTTGCATCTGCCTTAGCATAAAATGAAACTGTGACTGTTTGACCTGCAAAAGTACGGACATCCTCAATTCTTTGACCTAATGCTTGAAGGCTTTGAGTCGTTAATGTAGTTACATTTTGACGAATAAAATATTGCCCTTCATATCCTGCGACGGGAGCTGTACCTGGTGTAAATGTTTGTTGAGATACTGTGCATCCAACAGTTGCGCCAAGAATATGTGAATACCAACGATCGGCTGTGTAAGTCAAACCTGATGTAGTAATGGTAAAGGAAGTCCCACGCTGCCAGTTTGCAAAATTTGAATTCAGAATTTTGTTCTTGCCCGCTGCGAACTGACCGCCACCAAAGTTTGCTTGGTCAAATGAAACTGTTACAGCGCCGGATGTCCCACCGCCTGTAATACCTGTGCCAGCTGTGACGGCTGTTATGTCACCAACATCATTTGCGACCCATGTGAAATCCATGTCGGTATTAGATGTCTTGGATAGGATCTGACCAGTTGTACCACCCTTCAACTCTGACATCGATGTATCGATCGAGTTGCCAAGTGTGCGGATAGCAGCTGCGCCATCCTTAACTAGGTCTGTGTCGTCTGGGGTTTCCCAGCCAAACGCGGAAGTGGTTGCCATGTTTCTCCTTTATCAGGCTACTATTGTAGCGTTAATCCATTGTAGGGTTGGGCTTAAAGTGTTCCAAGTCTCGGCTGCGTTTACACGATCCCAGCGAGTAGTGATGATTGAGTAAGCAGTAGGGCTA